GTTTCGTTGCATTGCGAGACTGTTGAATAAGTACCAACAAACATCCCAAGGCTCTTTGTAGTGCGGAATAATGATTTCAAGCTTCATATGCGCTCTCTTCCTCTATCGGGTTATTTTGCCGGGGCAATTATGCACCTGCAAAAATAGTGGGCGGGGTAAAGCGGAAGTTTATCGATTTGGTAAATCTTGCCGTCTCTTTCGTGGCAGGTATTGCATACTTTTGCGTCATGCTCGGATATCCACTTAACCTTCTTTACACCGGCTCCTTTGTATCCATCTATCGAAGCATATACAACGGCGTTATCTGCGTACTGCGCAACTTGCCTTGTCCACAGTCTCATGGACTTATCCACCTCAGCACTTTTGTCAAGAGATGCCAGAATCGCCTCTGCGGTTCTTTGCTTCTTCCGTTCCACTTCCGTATCGAACCGGTACAATGTTAGCTCGTTGTAATCCTCAAGCATGTCCAGAACCCAGTCCTCCGTGATGGAGTCTTCCAGTTTTCCTTCCGCTTCTTCCTCTGCCATACCGGCAAGCAGCATGGCTTCGATGAATGCGTCTTCCGCGATCTCAAGGTATCTGCGCTTTGCCAGACGAACGGAATCATCGTACACTTTTGATACCATCCGCATTACGTTCAGCTCATCGAACTTCAGCGTCTTCAGTCTGTCGAAAGCCATCAGATTCCTTCGGTTCATATCACGAATTGCCTTATCGGCAAGCTCGTAATTCATCTGATACCACCGGCCCTCTTAGCCCTTTGTGCGATGCGTCTGCACTCAATCCTGTCGTAAACCTGACGGCTGCTCTTCCGCTTGAATCTGCGTTTGCAGACCGGGCAAGTGGCATAGCCAACCTCGCTGTTGTCACCTTCTTCGGTGTCCTCTTCCGGTGTTTCCGGCTCTTCTCCGCTCTCATCGTAAGACGTAACCGATGCCCCAGAGCCGCCCGTGCCTCCAACGGAAAGGCCGCTTTGCATATCCAGGCTGTCTGCACGTTCCTTCTGGTATTCGTCAAATGCAATCGCATCGCTCTCCGGGTCTTGACTGAGATGGCTGAACTTAAATGCCTGAAGTGATGTACAGCCGGCAGACCGAAGCGTGGAGAAGGACTGCGTCTTCGTGAGAAGATCCTCATAGCTCCGTCTCGTGAACTTTGGCTCCACGTCCAGAATGGAAAGACCATCCATTACATTTGCATCCTTCGCAATCTTCAGGACAATCTTCAGCATGTCGATCTCAGACTGCTTCCATGCCCCCTCTGTTTCCAGAGCACGGGCCTCTGCGTTCCACCATCCGTTCTTGATAATCATTGCGCCGTTGTTGGAGCTGTCGGACGTGTTTGCATTCCCCTGACTTGGCATACCGACAATCTGGAGGATCGTCTGGTACATATCGTCCACAAGCGTCTGAGTCTGCCCCTGATCAAGTTGTTCATTGAGGTAGTAGACCTTACTGCTCCGTCCATCCATTGCGGGTGGAAGCTTGATGGCTCCAAGATCCTTCAGTTCAAGGAACTGTTCACGTGTTACATCCACACCCTCAAACACCATGATTGCCTGAATGAATTGCTCAATACCATCGAGGCGGTTGCTCGTTGTCAGGTTGTAGGCATCGAGGAGCGGTAGAACGGGTTCAAACGCTCCCATGTAAAGCGTGTTGCACGGATATTCCACAATTGGGATCATCCCAAAATTGTGAACCTGAACGGTCTTGACCTTTTCAGCGCGAAACATCGTTCCGGTGATGGTGAAAACCGTAGTTTCCGTATATACCGCGAATTCCACACTCTGCTGTGCGTCATCGGTAAAGACGAATGTCACACCGGCAACAACCCTCTTCGTAACATCGTTTCTCCGAATAACAAACGTGTTGCGCGGGTCAAGCACGTAGATTTCAAACGGGGACTCGTCCTCAATGTCCTTTTTTGATACGGCAATGGCTTTGTCGTTTAAGATGAGCCTGTACCCTACGCCGACCGTGAACATGTCGTGAGCAAGCTTCATGTCCTTCGTCTGCTTCCCCTCTGAAATCATCAGGGAGTTCAGTCTCTCAATCTTCTTCGGGACGCTTTTCTTGCTTCCACGGGAAACATACTGAATCGGCTCACCGGCAAACTCAGCAGTCTTGAACGCAACGATCTGGTTTGCCACATTCACCACGATTTTGTTGTTCACGTAGTCGTTGTACTTCTTCTGCCTGTCGAGAATCGGCTGAATACCGCGGACATACTTCTCCAGATAGATCTCTTCGTTACGGTTCCGCTGATGGACACTGAGAGCCTTGTTCAGAATCTCAACCACATTGCCCCTCGTGATTTCACTTTCGTTCGTGAAGATCTGTCTGCGCCCGTGGAGGTCATCCCGGCCAAGCGGATAGTATTTCGCAGTATCGCTTGAGTTCTTCACGCCCTGATACTCAATGGTTTCGCCAGTCTCTTCAATTGTCGCTGTATGGCTCATGGTACTCACCCCGCAGCGCATGATTTCTTTAAATGCCGATTTCCTGTAGCGCACATGAGGTATTGGATGTACGGCACAGTTCACGGCACTGCTTGCTCTCAACCAACGACAGATGCCCACTCTGCACCAGTGAGATCTGCCAGCAGTCGTGTGGTCAGAAAAGGAGGCAAACCATGGATGCCGTCTCCATGCCCAAGACGGCCTTCCAAAGATGAAAAAGAACAAATAAAAAAGAGCCAACTGCCTACAATTCGTAAGCAATTAGCTCTAAGTTAAGCTGTCATCATCGCCCAGCGGCGACAACCACCCGATATTTCGTTTTCATTCGCGGAACCTCATATATCTTCAGTTCCCCGGAACGTTGGTCAAAATCGAGCTGCACACGGTTCCCCGCCGTAAGCATTTCGTTGATGGTTTCAACAGCTTTCGGTGAAAGTGTGATCTCTGTCCGCACTTATTTCACCCCAATGCATATATTTATCTATGGTGATTATAGCACAATTTACCAGTAATGCAAGCACTTTTTGCAATTTTCAAGCAATTTGTGCAGAAAAATTTACCACGGACGTTGAACAATCTGCACCTGAGACATCTGGAAGCTCTGTACATAGTCCGCAAGCATTGCAATGGCATCTGGCACGTCATCATGCTTGTTCTTTCCCATCATCGTGTAAGAGCAGAGCATGTTGATAAACTGCCTGTATTCTTTGTTTTCTTTGATGACAGAATTATCCTTGAACAAAAACCGGGCTTTGACGAACGGTTCAGCCATGATGATTTTTGTTTCCTTATTTTGCGTAGTGTACTTTGTCGTAATCTTCGTCCGTCCACCACGAGCCTTAACCTCATTCTGGATCTTCTCCGCTACCCGGCCTCCAGCTGAGTTGCTTTCAAACCGGCTCATGTGAATCTTGTGCTGAAGACACTTGTTCACAAGCCGCGGCTCCACAATCTCAGGATTCCCGTTGTCACACACAACATCCTCGATGTAGTAGTCCTGTCCGTACTGGTAGGCTATCGGCATCACGCAGAAGTCCGATCCCCTGTCCTTCGTATCGCACACTGACAGGATAGCGTCCGGCTCTCCATCCGGCAGTTCAAAATAACGCCGCAGCTCATTTTCCGAATAGAGCAATCCTTCCCTCTCTATTGGCTGATTCATGTACAAGGCCCGCCATGATGCATCGTCCATGATTTCCCTCTGCTCGTGATAGAACTTGGTGGTAAACCCGGCCTCAATTGGATAGTCGAAGTTGCTCTCATCATTCTCGTCAAGAGCTGGCATTACAATAAACTCCGCTTTCCCCTCATCCGCATACATCTGCTCAAGCCGCCCGATCACGTCACGCACACTCCACCTAGTCGCAATGTGGAGTTCTACGCAGTCTCCGATCTTCCTCTGCCGCAAGTCGGTTGTGTACTGATTCCAGAGCTTTTCCAGACGATCCCGGCTGAGTGCCGTTTCCAAGTCCGGTATAAGGTCATCGCAGTACAGCAGTTGCTCCGCTCTCACCTTACCGGCATTTCCACTTCCGACGGAGCTGAATTCAAGTGAAGCGAATCTTTTTCCGTCTTTCCTGTCTTTACCGATGTCAATCATCATGTCCTTTGCATTTGTGGAAATCACATGCAGAGGGCTGAACACATCGTTCCACTGATAGTCCCCTGTCGGATCAAGCATTCTCAGGCACTCTGCGTATGCACCGGTCAGAAAGGAGTTCGCGTGGGAACCTGTCAACATGGGCTTCTCCGGGTGCTTCCCGGCTAACCAAGTCAGATAGAACAAAGCCAGAGTGCTCTTCCCTGTACCAGGAGGCATCGACACAGCCAACAACTCAATCTCGTGCTCCGACAATCTCTGAAGCGCATCCACAACTTTCTTCAGTTGCTTCCTACGCGGCAGATAGAACTGCTTGTCATAGTCCCGGTTTTTCTCCATGTAAATCAGGTAACTGTCGAAGCATGTCTTCGCCTCATACAGATGCGTCTTGTAATACAGATCAACTGCCGGTGCACCAATGCCGTGGAAATGCCCCTTTGCGTGTTTTCTGATCACCTTCACCCCGTCATGGTCTTCCAGATCCCGTGCAAGCATGAACGCGTCCTTCAGTGCCCCAAAGTCCCGTGCCCCGCGGTCTATCAGCATCCGCTCCAGTTTTATCTTCCGTCCATCCGTAATAGCCATAAAGAAAAGACTATCCCCCTTCCAATTATCGAAAGTAGATAGTCCCATCAGACTGTCACGGTTTCCCATCCAGAAACCGCCTTTTTAATTTTTGAAAAATTTTTGAGTTTGATTATATCTTGATTATATTCGATAAACCGTATTGAATCAAGCAATTTAATTTTCTCCCCCGGATATCAGAACCATTGTGTTCTGGTTCCGGGGTCTTTTTTTGTTTTTGGAATTTTTTGAATAGCACTTCAGCATCAACTACCGGCTTCTGCTTTTTAAGAAAAAACCAATGCAGCACTCTTCATTTTCACTCTCCATTTTCCCATCATTTTCTTCCTCATTTTCCACTCTTTTTTGTGTATTACACTTTTTTCTTGATTTCTTGTAAAAAACCAATGCAGAATTTCTCTATTTTTGTGTAAACAGGAAAAACCCCAAAACTACCAGTAATTCCTATACTCTTTGCTACCTTTTTCCTATTCTTGCCTGCTCAAAACATATGGGTATTTTGAACAAGCAAACCAATCTAGCCTGCTCAAAATACCCCCATGTTTTGAACACTCTAGACCGTTTTGCCTGCTCAAAATAGGGGGGTGTTTTGAACAACGTTATAAGAAGATATATAAGAAGATATATAGAAGAAAAAAAGAAGGCTCCGCTTCGCTCCGCATTTTTGGCTACGCCAGTCTTCCTTCCTCCATCTTTTTGCACTTTTGTACTCATCTTCTCACACTCACTTTCTTATCTCTCCCATTCTTTTCCATCCCCTTCCATTCTCTTCCGTCCTCTTCATATCTCTCTCCATTTATCTCCATCTATCTCTATCT